TTGTAGACGGGGTTAATCCTGCCATAGTATTTAATGGTACAAACTGGAAAGAGATAAAGTCATCTCATTCTGGTGGATATCACGCTTCAAATAATACGGCAGGGGGCGCTCAAGCTTTAAATGCTCCTGCATTGGTAGATGTATTTGAGAACCATTTATTTTTATCAGGACACGAAGCAACTAGAGCTGCAATAGCTCACTCTGCACCAAATGATGCATACACATGGACATCTGCGGCAGGGGCAGGACAAATAGCTGCTGGCTTTGATGTTGTGCAGATAAAACCTTTCCGTGATAACCTATTTGTATTTGGCAATAAGAATATCAAGAAGGTTACTGTTAATGCTTCTAATGAATTTGCTCTGGAGAACGTAACAAGTAACATTGGTTGTGTTGCTAGAGATAGCGTCCTAGAAATTGGTGGAGACTTAATGTTCTTGTCTCCTGATGGTTTTAGACCTGTTGCTGGTACTTCTAGAGTGGGTGATATTGAGCTAGAAACTTTATCTAAGCCTATACAATCTACGCTTGTTGATCTGATTAAGAACGAAGACATGGATGCCTTAACAGGCGTGGTTATTCGATCTAAGTCTCAGGTACGGTATTTTGTAACCACAACTACAGGAGGTACTGTAGTATCTGCTGCTTCCTCTATTGGTATCATTGGTGGTCTAACAGACACTTCAGGTTCAATAGAATGGGAGTTTGGTCAGCTACTAGGGATACGAGCCAGTTGTGCAACATCTGATTATGTAGGCACAGACGAAATTATATTACACGGAGATCATGATGGTAAAGTCTATCGCCAAGAAAACGGATCAAGCTTTAACGGCTCTAATATTATATCTGTTTACGCTACACCTTATCTAGATTTTGGTGAGACAGAACAACGAAAAGTTATACGAAAACTAAATACATTTGTACGTGCAGAAGGCCCATTCGAAATGAACCTCGCTATCGATTATGATTGGGGTGATTACAATACAGCAGTTCCTTCGACATATACTCAGACATCTGCTGGTGCGCCTACAATTTATGCAGGTCGTAACATTACATACAACGGAAGCAACGTAGTCTACGGCGGTGCATCTAAACCACTCATGACATCAGATATACAGGGTTCGGGCTTTGCAGTTCGAGCTACTTTTGTGACAGACGGACAATCAGAACCATTCTCAATTCAAGGATTAGTCTTTGAATTTAGTGCGGCAGGGAGAAGATAGAAAATGGCAGGTTACACACGGCAATCAACTGCTAGTATTATAAATGGTTCTAGTATTACAGCACCACCAATTAATGCGGAATTTAATCAGCTACTAGCTGCTTTTAATGCATCAACTGGACATACTCATAATGGTGCTACAGGTGATGGGGCATACATACCTTTAATAGCGGATACAAATGCTCGTAATAAGGTGGTTGTAAACACAAGTACTAATCAAATTGGGGTGTTTGTTGAAGTATCTAATGCCGCAGTAGAGCAGTTACGTTTTTCTGACGGTGCTATTATACCTGTAATAACTAACGATATAGACTTAGGTACTTCTGGTTTAGAGTTTAAAGATTTATACTTAGATGGTACGGCACACATAGATACACTTGATGTAGATATTAATGGTGCAGTTGCAGGTACATTTACTATAGGAAGTACACTAGGTGTTACTGGAACAACTACTCTAAGTACAGCTAATATAACTACAGGTGTTATTACTTCTGTAGATATTAACTCTGGTGCGATTGATAATGTAACTATAGGTGGTTCAACAGCAGGTGTTGGTTCATTTACCACACTTAATGCTTCTGGGACATCCACTCTTGCTACCGTAGATATAAATGGGGGTGCTATTGATGGTACTATTATCGGTGCAAATACTGCCGCAGCCGCTACAGTAACAGCCCTAACAGCTTCTGGAACATCTACACTATCTACAGTTGATATAAATGGGGGTGCTATTGATGGCACAACTATAGGTGCATCTTCAGCCGCCGCTGGTAGTTTTACTACAGTTACGACTTCTGGTCAGGCTACCCTAGCTAGTGTAGATATAAACGGCGGCAACATTGATGGTACTATTATTGGTGCTTCTTCTACAGCCGCAATCACAGGTACAACTATTACAGGTTCTAGTTTTGTAGGGCCACTTACAGGTAACGTAACAGGTAATACAGCAGGTGTTCATACAGGTAACGTAACTGGTAACGTAACAGGTAATATTACAGCAGGTTCAGGTACATCTACACTTAATAACCTTACAGTTAATGGTACGCTTGATGTTACAGGCACAACTATTGCTAATGTTACTGACCCAACCAATGCTCAAGATGCAGCTACAAAGAACTATGTAGATACAGAAGTATCAGCACTTGTAGATTCTTCACCTTCCGCATTAAATACTCTTAATGAGTTAGCGGCGGCAATCAATGATGATGCAAGCTTCTCTACAACAATAACAAACTCAATAGCTACTAAGTTACCACTGGCAGGTGGAACTATGTCTGGTGCAATTGCGATGGGTACTAGCAAGATAACTGGACTAGGTGATCCAACAGCTAACCAGGATGGTGCTACTAAAAACTATGTTGACACAACTGCCTTACTAAAATCAGGTGGTACTATGGCATCTGCTATAGCGATGGGTAACAATAAGATTACTGGATTAGGTACACCTACTGCTAATACTGATGCAGCAACAAAAACGTATGTTGATAGTATTGCTGGATCAAATACTGCGGCGGCGGCTAGTGCTACTCAAGCGGCTACTTCAGCTACCAATGCGGCTACATCAGCTACAAACTCAGCTAACTCTGCAACATCTGCGGCTACAAGTGCTACTAATGCCGCTAATTCTTATGACTCTTTTGATGATAGATACCTTGGTGCTAAATCATCTGCTCCTACAGTAGACAATGATGGTGATGCTCTTATTACAGGTGCATTATATTTTAATACTACAAGTAACATTATGTTTGTTCGTAGTAGTGCAGGTGGTTGGCAAGCCGCTGGTTCATCCGTTAATGGTACATCAGGTCGTAACACATACACAGCTACAGCAGGTCAAACAACATTCTCTGCAACATATGATGTAGGCTATGTAGATATTTATCTCAATGGTGTAAAACTTTTAGTTGGTACAGACGTAACAGCTACAAGTGGTTCTACTGTAGTATTAGCTACAGGTGCTACTGTAGGTGATATTATTGACATCGTAGGCTACGGTACATTCCAACTTGCAGATCACTATAGTAAGACAGCATCTGATGCTAGGTTCTTAGGTCTAGCTGGTGGCACTATGACAGGTGACATTGATGGTAATGGCAATAAAGTTTTATTCGGTAACGTATATTCTCAAGTATCAGACCTACCAAGTGCATCAACTTATCATGGTATGTTTGCTCACGTTCATGCAACAGGTAAGGGTTACTTTGCACATGCAGGTAACTGGGTTGCTTTAGCTAATGACACAGAAAAACTAAACTTATCTGGCGGTACTATGACAGGTAACTTAGATGTTGGTGGATCGATTGAGTTTGATAGCTTATCTGGTACAGGTTCTGTCTCTATCACAGATATACTTGATGAAGATAACATGGCATCTAACAGTGCAACAGCACTAGCTACACAACAGTCTATTAAAGCTTATACAGATACAGCAGTAGCAAACTTAGTTGATAGCTCACCTGCTTCTCTTGATACACTCAATGAGTTAGCCGCTGCTTTAGGTGATGATGCATCATTCAGTACTACTATAACTAATAGTATTGCTACTAAGCTACCACTAGCAGGTGGTACACTTACAGGTAATCTGGATGTTGGTGGCACAGTGACTGCTGATGGGCTGACTGTGGATGGGAATGCTACGATTAGTTCTGCGGCAGGTTCTCTTTACTTAGAGGATAACAATTATACAGCAGGGCAGAAAGTATTTGGCGTTACTTCTAAGTCAGGTGACTTGTTCCTCAGATCGTTTACGGATGACAAGCTAACTGCAACTAATCGTTTTGGTATTGACCACTCCACAGGCGACATCAGTTTCTACGAAGACACAGGCACAACTGCTAAGTTCTTCTGGGATGCGAGTGCTGAACGGCTTGGGTTGGGAACGAGTTCTCCTAGTCTTTCCCTGACAACGCTTAGTGGTACTGCAAATACGGCTATAGCTCAATTCACTGGCACAGATGTTGGTAGAGGCTTGCGTATTGAAACAGCATCAACAACACGGAG